CCTTCTTCAAAAGTCAGAAGTAAAACAGAGCATTTCAAAACAAGACATAACTTGTAAAAATTGTAATTTGAAAGGATGAAATAAATCATGACTTTACAGGAAATTTTGAAGGCAAAAGGTTTGGATGACAAGGCAATTGAAGGTGTCATTGGTGAAATGAAGCAGAACAAAATCTTCACTTCTGCTGAAGAAAACCTTGACATCCGATATGGCAAACTGAAAACGGACTTTGATGCCCTGACAAAACAGCACGGTGAATCAACCGCCTTGATTGAACAGATGAAAAAGGACAATGCCGGCAATGAAGCACTTCAGTCCAAAATCACTGAATATGAAGGCAAGATTCAGAACATGGAAAAGGAACTTCAGCAGACCAAGATTGATGCAGCGTTAAAGGTTGCCCTTCTTGAAGCAAAAGTGACTGATGTTGATTATCTTACTTTCAAGATCAAGGAAAAAGGTGAAGTCAAACTTGTGGATGATGGCAAAATCAAGGGCATTGATGACACCATTGCTTCCCTGAAAACGCAGTTCCCACAGCACTTTTCTTCTGAAACCAAGAAGAAAATTGATGAAAACAAACTTCCTGACGGTGATCCGGACAAGAATCATGGTGTCACCAAGGAACAGTTTGAAAAGATGGGTTATCAGGACAGATTGAAGTTCTTCAATGAAAACCCTGATGCCTACAAGGAATTTACTTCCACAGAAAACTAAAATCAAAACAATTATTTGAAAGGATGGTCTTATTATGGCTACTACTAAAATCAATGATCTTATCAATCCGCAGGTCATGGCAGACATGATTTCTGCCAAAGTTGAAAAGAAAATTGTTGTTGCACCTTTCGCAAAGGTTGACAACACCCTTGTCGGTGTTCCCGGCAATACTATCACCGTTCCGAAATACGGTTATATCGGTGATGCTGCTGATGTCGCAGAAGGTGTTTCTTGCGACACTGTAAAACTTTCCACCGGTGTGACCACTGCCACTGTCAAAAAGGCAATGAAGGCGGTTGAACTTACTGATGAAGCAGTTCTTTCCGGTTATGGCAACCCTGTTGGTGAAACCAACAATCAGTTGGCAAAATCCATTGCTGCAAAGATTGACAATGATGCTATGGCTGCACTTCAGACTGCTGTATTTGTGTTTGATGGTTCTTCCGCTGCAATCTCTTACAATCAGATTGTGGATGCCATTGATCTTTTTGATGAGGAAGTGAACAGTGAAAAGGTAATGTTCATCAATCCCCGTCAGGTCAGCACCCTTCGCAAAGACAGCAACTTCATTTCTGCTGACAAATACAAGGCAGGTGTCATCCTTACCGGTGAAATCGGCATGATCGCAAACTGCCGAATTGTTCCTTCCAAGAAAGTTCCCCATGTTGACGGCAATGCCGGAAGCAGAACCATCACCATTGCCGGAACTGTTGCCATTGGTGACAAGTTCAACATTGATGATTATGAATTCACTGCTACTGCTGCAACTGCAAAGAATGTTGCTGACGGTATTGTTGCACTGATCACTGCTGATTCCGGTTGTGGTTACAGTGCTACAAACAGCAATGGTGTAATCACCCTTACCGAAAAAACCGGTTTCTATGGCATTTCCCTTTTCCATGTTCCGGTTATCGGCAAGACTTCTGAAGCAGGTACTATCACTGCAAGTGGTACTTATTCCGGTACTACCATTTACAAGTGTCCTATTGTTAAACTTAACAATGATGCTGAAACGGAAGAAGATGCTGCTGCAATCACCATCTATCTGAAGAAGGACACTTCGGTTGAAACCGAGCGTGACACCCTTGCAAGAAAGACGGACATTTCTGTTGATAAGCATTACACCGTTGCCCTTACTAATGATGGCAAGGTTGTAATCTGCAAACTTCTTGCGTAATGACCACAAGACAGCGGTTGCGGTAATGTGACCGCTGTCTTTATTGTAGAAAGAAGGTGTGACCATGATTATTAGTGTAAATGAACTGAAACAGATGCCGGAATTTGCTGACAAGTCTGATGCTGTTCTTCAGCGGAAATTGAATGCAATGGAAAGTATGATCAGGGCATATACTAACAACAATTTTCAGAACCGGAACATCCGGTTTGAAGCACCTTCAAGCACAGTCCTTATTGGTTTATGTCAGATGATGAAAGTTGGTGACACTGTTCAGATTACTGAATCAATCAATGAAGGATTGTATGTCATTCACGCAGTTGACACAGAGAATCAGACCATCACACTGAACAAAAATCTTTACCAAACTGAACACAATCTGATCACAAAGATTGAATATCCTGATGCGATTATTGAAGGAATCATCAATCTGATGATTTGGGAATTTCAGAATAGGTCAAAGGTTGGAATTCAGTCTGAAACCCTTTCAAGGCATTCAGTGACCTATTTTGCACAAGATGCAAACAATCAACTGATGGGTTATCCAACAACCCTTCTTGGTTTCCTGAAGCCGTATATAAAGGCAAGGTTCTGATATGATCGGTGGAAACATCAAAGCATTGATGCAGGTGAAAGTTCCGGGAAGTAAAAATGGCATAGGTGAAAGGGTTGTTGATTGGTTGCCGGTTGTGGAATTCAAAGGTTTTCTTGACCTTATGGGTGGGGATTCCAAGTATTCCACTTATGATGCAAAAATCCAAGAATCAACCCACATTTTCATTTGTGACTTCCGTTCCTTCAAGTGTCTTTCAGAACAGTGGGAATGGAATCCGTTCAACTTCCTTGAATCAATCATCAACTTGGAGTTGGAACAAGATTTGGATGTCACATCCGAAAACGGAAGAATGAAGATCAATGGCAAGTTGTATGACATTCTTCTGATTGATGATCCTATGGAACTGCATCAGCACCTTGAAATTTATCTGAAGTATGCAGGTGGTCAGTGATGGGTATAAAATTCACTGATTACAGGGTTGAGGTGAAGGAAGCACTTGGTGATGCTGCAATTGCTTTTCTGCATGAAGTCGGTGGTGAATTAGCATCCCAAACGGCACGAAACAGCAGGGTTAAGACAGGACAAACAAAAGGTTCATGGGACTATGTTGTTGATGAAGGTGAACTTCAGGCAACTGTTGGATCACCTTTGGAAAATGCTATTTGGGAAGAATTCGGCACAGGTGAATATGCCCTTCAAGGGAATGGCAGAAAAGGCGGTTGGTATTATGTGGATGAATACGGAAACGGACACTTCACACACGGTAAAAAGCCGAATAGGGCATTGTTCAATGCTTATACAACACTGAAACCTTCCATCATTGCTGCTGCCGAAAGTAAATTGAAAGGAATTGGTTGATATGCTTGAAGTGCTGAATGTGCTGAATGCACATCTTGAACAACTTGGTCTGAATTATGAGTTCGGACAATATAGCAAGTCACCACCTGATTATCCGTATTGGGTTGGTGATTATACGGAATCTGATGGAATGACCGAGGATGGAAAAGAAGTCCCGGTCATTATTCTTTCAGGTTTTTCAAGGGGAGGTTTCATTGATTTTGAAACGGAAAAGGAAACAATCAAGGAACATTTCAAAATGGGTGTTTCAGAAATTGTGCAGACTGCTTCCGGAAAAGTGTCTGTGAACATTTGGTTCTTGGATTCAATGAACATCCCAAACACAGAAAATGAAATGGACATGAAGCGTTGCGAAATCCATTTACAAACTAAAATTTGGAAAGGATATGAATAATTATGGCATACGAAGAACTTAAAAAGCATGGTATTACTTCTGAAACCCCTGAAAATCTCATGCTTGGTGCAGGTATTATCTGCAAAAACCTTGTGTTTGGTTATTATTTACTTTCTGCACAACCTTCCGATTGGGCAGAAAATTACACTAACTACTACACAAGAACCGGAACTGAAGGTTCTTATGTTTATACCCATGTTACAGGTGCGACTGCACCTGCTTGGGCTGCAAACACCTATTACAGACAGGGTTGGGGTTATGACCTTCTTGGGGCAACTTCCGGTGGAAATAAACTTTCTATTAAGCCGGAAATCACAACTGTTGAAGTTGATGGTGCGTTGGTTAAGATCAAAGGTCTTGACAGAAAGACCGGTGAAACCGCTTCCCTTGAAACTAACATCATTGAAATTACACCTGAACTTATCAAGAAAGGTGTAATTGGTAAAGATGCCACTTCTGATGTTACCGGTTACAACCTTATCACTTCTAAACCTGATATTGAAGCCGGTGACTATTATGAAAACTTTGGGTATGTTGGAAAGAAAACAGATGGAACACCTATCATTGTTATTTTTGACAATGCCCTTTGTACTTCCGGATTTGAATCTGAAGGAAAGAACAAGGAAGCATCTGTTGTAAAATGCACCTTTGAATGCTATCAGGAATGTGATGAAGATGTAAATTTGGAAGTTCTTCCTTATCGCATCTATTATCCCACACCTACAAACGCACAGGGTTAAAGAAAGGATGGTTGAACAATGAGCGAAGCAGTAAATTCGGTTGAAAGACCGTACACTTTGAGAACTTTGAACGCAACTGACATTGCACCGATGGCAAAAGTCATCAGCAAGATTGGCATTGATGAATTCACAAAGTGCTTTGGTAGTGAAAATGTGCTGAAGATCATCAGAACCGGTGACAAGGAATCCATGTCTGACATGGCAGGACTTCAGGTGGTTTTGGAAATGGTAAACATCATCACTGCCCACATTCCTGATTGTGACAAAGAAATCTTTGCCCTTCTTGCACAGGTCAGCGGTCTGAAGGTTGATGTGATCAAGGCATTTGATCTTCCCACTATCACAAGAATGGTCATTGACTTTGTGAAGAAGGAAGAATTCAAGGATTTTATTGGGGTTGTTTCCGAATTGTTCAATTAGGGTTTATAAGACAAATGGACTTGCTATTCAAAAGATATGCAAGTCCATTTGTTCTTATTGATCAGATGATTGCGGTTGGGCGGTTCGCAGAGTTCATCCAAGAACTGCAAGAAATGGATGGTGAAGATTCCCTTTGGGACTTCTATCTGCACAAGGTTGATGGAAAGTCCTTCAATGATTTCAAGGAAGAAGTCATCATTCAGAATACCGAAATCACGGATGAAGATTTGGAAACAAC